CGCCTCCGCAAAGCCTCAGTTGGACTCTCAGAAGCACCCTTTCCCTGGAGGCGATTCCTCATGGCCTTGATGCCAGCGATGTCGACATCTATATTAAAGGCCATGAGGATCACTTCCTGACTGCCCCAAGCATCTTGTATAGCTCCATGCGTTCTTGGCTTTTTTCATAGCCTCGAAGCTGGTCATACGCGATGAGTTGTGCTTGGACCCAAGGGACATTATCTTGCCAGCTTTCCTTGACCTCTGGAGGTTTTATGCCCCAACGTTCGCAGGCACGCCAGACAGTGTAGGCTGCGGTGCGATACTTGGGGAAGACCCGTTGGCGGGATCCTGCGCCTGACCAGCTAAAAAACGATTTGTTGCCTCATCGATTTTCGTCTGGTTCAGGCCACAGGCATCCGTCACACACATCTCGACTCGTGCGATCTCTCCTGGAGAGAACCCACAGCTCTGCATCTCCGACTTATACAATTCCCACGTCTCGGGGTTATCAAGCTTCACCGTATCCCACTCAAGACCCTCAGTGGCCTCAAGCGATTTGATGAGCATCCAGTAGAACTTACGAGTTGCCCACTGGTCGATAGCCTTAATATAACGTGGATCTTCGACATTCTCCTGAACCTCGCCGCCCCTAAGAAGTTTCTTAGGTGCTTGAGGCATTGGATTGAGTTTGTCACAATCCTTATAGTCCAAGACTGCTTGCGCCCTGAACACAATGTCCCCGCTTTGTCGTGGAATAACCACAACCTCGATATTGGGGCCGTCGAGTTTCTTACCTTTGATCTTCATATTTTCCTTCTTGGAGATGCTAGCATCTACTAGACGCTAGGCTGGAGTGACCTTACGATGGAGGCCGTCTTGGAGTTACACTTGCCGGTAACCGCGATGGTTCCAGCAGACAGATCATGGTCCAACGACTCATACCGGAAGTCCGGCAAAGTGATGAACTCTTGCTCCTGAGTAGCGGCACCGCTGCCGCAGACAGGAACGTTTTCGAGAACGATGTCGAGTGCGAACGGACGACAGGCATCCGGATCGCTAGAAATCCAGGTCGACGCGTTGTTGAGATTCTTCAGAGCGTCTTCGACCGTAGGCGGAACACCCGCCGAGTCAAGATTGCCAGTGATGAACTCCCACAGGAGATCAAAGCTGACGTCCATCGGAACTTCGTCACCCTCACGAACCTCATCAATACGGCCACGATCGAGAGTATACTCCACCGTGCGGGTCTCACTGTAAGTGAGGTTACCTTCACCGATCTTGATGAGAATGAAGTTCGGCGTTGGTGACGTGCCGTCTTGAAGCTTCAGCTCGACCCGCTTAAGGTCGATCTGAGCGAAAACCGGAACCCGGATGGGTGCCATCAAAAATTGCATTGGATGTCCTCTCCTTTTAAGAGGTTTGTAGAACCATTTTGTAATGACCTTCAACGGATGCTTGCATCAGCTTGGTCTGAACGTCGATCTGTCCAAAGTGGTTAATCTCCACGTAGTCACGACTTTCGCGATTCTGTAGAAGTTGTAAACAACCCACAAAGGACTGATCATCCTCTATACCATTTCCAAATTTGAATACGCTAATGGCTGGCTCGAAAGCCGCCGCTGCAATACCCACCGATTGATGGATTCTGTGATAGTTAGAGTCGCTCATAGTGGACTGGACAAGTATATTGAACTCGATATCTAATATCCAACAGTCCTTGCTTACCTCTCGCAAGTTAGGGCCATCCATGCGTAGCTCAAAGAGATCTTTCTCTAGGCGCGTTGCTCGATGTTGACCTTCAATAAACAACGGAATGCCCGCTGCTGTTGCAGCAGCAAGAAAATGCTTGCTTGCTGTTGCAAAAATCCACCTAGGCCAATTTGGATTTGAACTCATGTTATCCGACGGTGTCACTGGAAGCAATTCCCTGGACTCTTACCAGGAAACCCTTCCTTTGTTCTAGGAAGTCAATGGTCTTGACTTCATAGCGTTGGTTGTCAAACTCGATGTGGTCATCATTATTAAAGACAAAGTCTTTAGGTAGGTCTTTAGCGTCGAACAACACTACCCGTGTCTTACGGTCGAAAAAACCGCCACTCACAAAGTTGTTATTCGCTGCAATAAAGGTGAGGTCATAGACAAAGCTTCGGTCAATACTGTCTGGTAGAACAGGTGCTCTCCGAACATTGAGGACGTTATAGTTTCGTAAAATTTCTCCCGTTTCAACATTATTCGTTTGACTTACATATTGATAGATCGTCACCGGGAGGCCAAACTGCCGCTTCAACCTGTAAAGGATAACAGTGATCTGTCTTAACACATTCTGAAACGCCATTCGACCTCCTTTCTGAAGGCTCGCCGAGGGATGTTGCCATCCCTCGGCTTACCCTTCACCGTTACTACGCGAGCATCACCGCGCCAAGATTGATGTCGAGAACCTTCACGCCGCAGAGCAGATCGGCGGTCACCAGGTGACCCTGCTTGTTGCCGTCATAGGTCATGACGATGCGCATCGACAGGCCGTTATACGACGCGACGAAGCTAAGAGCACCAGTCCCGGCAGCCGGAGCAGCCAGAGGACGAGTGACCAGAGCCAACGCCTGCCGGTGGAAGGCAAAGTTGTATTGCCCAGCCGGACCAGGCGAGATAACGGCGTTGTCAGCAGCGGCTGCAGCCAACGGACGCCCGAGAAGCATCGAGATGGCCGTCGGAGTGCTAAGCACGCCCTGCGTCTCACCAGTCGAATCACCGAGGCCGATGAGACCACCAGTGTTCAGCGCACCACCACCGAAGCCGTCGATCACCAGCTCCTTAGCGTAGCCAGCCGCGTAGCCAGCCACGAAGTTCACCGCACCCTGAGTATACTCAGTGATGACGGCATTGTCGAGAACAGCACTCGCCAGGGGCGGAGTGATGGTGAGCGACGTCGGAGTGCCAGCACCAACCGCCGAAACGATACGGTGAGGAATTTCGTCACCAGCGATGGTGATGAACGTCCCAGGAACAACCGTTGCACCAGCGATGCGACCATCCACAGTCAGGACCGTAGCGCCCTTAGCGTAGCCACCCACGTTGTCAATCAAGATGTCAACGGCAGTCGCCGTGCCACCCGCCTCCACGTGCGGAGTGTTCTGGCTCATCCAGTGAAGGATGCCATACTTCAGTCCGAGCGAACCCTCACGCAGAGCCGTGCCCTCGTCGCCAACCTTATCGGCGGTAACCCAGGAGTCGATACCCAGAAGATCAGCCTCGGTCTGAGGCGTCACAATCAGGTTACGACCACCCATCGGCACCTTCAACTCATTCATCTTACGACGAATGTCGATGACGGTTGACTTCGTCGGCGTGACACCCAGCTGACCAACCGCGTTCGGAAGGAACTGGTAAGCCTGCGACAGAACAACCTCGTCGACCATCTGAGCCATAGAGAGCATGGCCGGGGCGAGCAGGTTATCCCGCAAGCTCTGGAAGCCCTTCGACTCTTCGCCATCCTTGACGAGGAACGAAACGTGAAGATGCTGGTTCAGAGGAACCGGCACATTCGTGACGATGGCATCTTGAACCGTGACGCTATCAGCATCCGTCTTACGCTTACCAACAAAGTTGGCGGGCAGACGAGTGTTGACGATATCGCCAAAGTTCGCGATCTGGTTCTCGAAGTCACGATGGACGAGGTTAGCCGCCACCATGTTGTTCTCCAGAAGCATGAGCCCTTCCTGGGCCCAAATCTCTGGAGTGAACGCGTTCTCAAGATCGTTCGCGAACACCGGCACCCGAATGAGTGCCATCAAAAGATTGAATTGCATTGTTTTCTCCATTAGAAGTTGATTTCGCCTGCCTTGCGAGCCTTACGATAGGCCACAGGGTCTGCGGCAAGGTTTTTGAGGTCCGGCTTCTTGCCCCCAGGTTGAGAGCGCAAACCCGCACCACCAGATCCCTCACCTCGAAAGAGGTTTAGGTATTCGTCTTCGTCTTTCATCCTCTTGACCGCATCCTCTGGGGAGAGATCAAGAGTAACCGGCTTCCCTTCCTTATCCTTAGCCTGATATTTCACCTTCGGGCTAAGTTGTCCAGTCGGTTGACCTTCATCATCCAAAACCTCAACGAGTTGAGTAGTCCGGCCGAGAATAGCGACAATTTGCTTGGGAGAAAACGCATTGCTCGCAGCAGCCGCGTCCGTTAAAGAACGCTCAATAGTTGATTCGGTGTAACGCTGTGACCAAGTATCTCTCTCGGCGGTCAGCGAGTCAATAGCCAGTTGATGAGCTTCCTTTTGCTTCTTAGCAGCACGCTTGGCTTGCTCATCTTTCGTTCGCATCTCATTGGAAATCATCTCAAGACGACTGTCCAATTCCTGACGCTCGGTTGCAGTCAGCTGGGCCTTGGACCGCAAAGCGTTCGCTTCGTCCACAGCCTTCTGAACCGTGCGCTGATGCTTCTTCTTCTCGGTAGCCAGGATCCGATTGATCTCTGCCTGTTGCTCGTCCGAGAACTTCTTGGTTCCGGCTGCAGGAGGTGAAGTGTCAGTGTCAGTGTCAGTGACGATGTCACCATCAACCACACCATCAGTCCCGCCGTCAGCGTCACCGTCTTCACCTTCGAAGACAGGACACCTTACCGGATTCATATAGAGCATACTGTTATAGTCACTGAATCGCATTTCAATCTCCACCCGGTATCTCACCGGTATTGTTGCATCATACATGATGCGGGTTAGGTATTGGACTCCTCGTCCAGTTTCTTCTTCAATTCAGCAGGGCTGTAAAACTCAGTCCCGGCCTTTTTCGTAATCTTGTCGACATGTGCACTGAGGAAATCCTCAGCACTCTCCTCGATGGCAGCATCCTGAATAGATTTCGACAGAGCCAGTTGGCTTTCTGGAGTCATTGTTTTCTTGTGACGCTCAATCCCTACAACAGACGCGCGGAGTGCAGCCTCCGCCTTCGTCTTGATAAGGTTCAGTTCGTGTGCACGAACCTCCGCCATATCGGCGCGGTCGAGCGCATTCTGGTTGCGCTTGTAATCCACATAGATCTTGATGGCGGAGCCGATGGCACCGATGACAGCGATCACAATTGTGTAGAGAGTAGCGTCTTCCATGTTAGTTCCGCCTTGTTTCAGGGATTGACATCGCCGGATTCATACGCCGGAACTCACTGACCCAGAGGGTTTCATCTACTATGGTCCAGGAGTTCGCTGCTTTGGTCTCGACACGTTCCATGCGGCGCTCGTAAGTAGCGAACCGTTCATCCGTTACCTTGATGCTTGCATCAATCGAGGTCTTGAGTCCAGCGAACTGGCTATTTAACCATCCCCACGCGGCTAGGAAACTGACGATAATGCTGAAGGCAATCGAGATTGGGACCAATGTTCCCTTATCGAGTTTCACAGGCACGGCGATCGGTCCCTCGGCTGATGAGTCAGACATTAACTCGTCCTATGTAGTTCAATGTTAAGGGGATCGTAAAGGTATGGCTGGAGGTAGGTCCAAGCTGTAAAGCTCGGAACCCCTGCTAAAAGGTATGCAGGCTTGACTGAGCGATCAAACGATGACCGCACACCGCCATAGCCTTGGGAGGTCATAAAAACATTCTCGAATTCAAGCTGAGGATCGACACCATCGAGTAATGCCAATGCAATTTCTGCCGTGGCATTCTGAATATCCATGGGGATGACAACATCCACTCCACGTGGGAACTGAAGTTCTTGGGTTGCAACGGCTTTACAGCCAGAGAAGTTCAGACGATCAACGACTCTCGTCGCCATAATAAGCGACTTATCTTTTGTTGTATCGTCGGTGGTGTCGTCCCACGGATCAGTGTTTAGTCGTCCGTCGAAGTATGCTTGCGCTTCAACACGATCGATGTAGCTACCGACTAGTGGCATTACTGCCCCTCCCCTCTTGTGCGATCGGTCTCGGAGAGCTGGGTTGTCGTGTCATTCGCTTCATTGCGCTCGTCCACACCTGAACTAGTATTGGCATCGAGGTCAGGAGCACCACGCGCCTGTGCGCGCTTCATATCTGCTTCCTTCATCTGAGCAGTCACAATACGTGCTGCGCGCCTAGCATGATCCTCAGCGGCACGCTCCGATTCACCCTCCGGGTAGCCACGCAATTCACTGGCAAGTTTGTCACCAACGAAACCTGACTCGTGGTCTGAGCGAATGATGAGCGGATCAGTGACGATGACGATAGCACTCTCAATCTCGGAGTGCATCTTCTGAAGCTCTTCCAGAGAGACCTTGTGGCCTTGCATGATGCTGATAATGTCTTTAGTCGTCTGCTTCTGGAAGGTTTTACTGGGGACAGTAGGGAGGATATCCCGAAGCTCAGAGGCTTCCTTCCGGCGGTCCTCATCAGTCCGCATGTCATAGTTGTCAGGATACTTGACAGTGACTTCACCGCCTTTAGCATTCTCATACCAAGACCAGATACGTCCGACGTTGCGCTCACCGAACTCACATTCGAGTCCGATGTTAGCCAACCCGCCTTCGACACTGAGGCCGGGGGCACTTTGAGACTTGGTGTTAGCCAGGTTCAAGCTGACAAGTTCACGGATGTCTTTCTTCATCTTCTCTTGAAGCTGCATACTCGCGATCAGTGGCTCAGACGAGGGGTGAATGAATTGAGGACGATCAACGCCCATTGGGTAGCGACGGCCTTGGCTGACACCAGTCTTCTGCTGGCGAGCATTAGCCGAGGTTGCCTCTTGCGCCGTTCCATCACCATTGATTACATCGGCTTGCCGAAGGTTCGGTAGCTCTGAACCAGGACTAAATTGCTCAGTGTAGAAGGGAAAGTTACTCTTCAGAGCGTAGTTCACATCGCTACTGGCTAGATTAAGCAGCGAGATCTGGTAGTCAGCGATGTCCGTCATCAACGAAGTGTCTAGCTCCATGAGCACGAACGGGATCTCCGGGATGTCAATGAGCATTGGCTCCTCGAGCATCGTCAGGGGAGAGTTCGCACTTCTGTTGACCACGAGATTAGCAGAACCAAGCCCTGGTCCACGCTGGCTAAGGCCGAAGCGACTCAGCTCCACCTGATTACGACCATCGACCTCCACAAGTCTGAGCAATCGGAAATTCTCAACCTCACCATCAATGAGTCCTGTGGTGGTATCGGTCGTGAAGTCATGATCTCTCAGGAGAACAACATCCAACATGTTGAACTCGTTATGGTGCCAGGAGAAGATGTCCTCAGCCTGGTAGTGATAGATATACGGAGTAAACTGACGAGCCTCGGAAAGACTCAGCCGGTCTGAAAGAATCTGTGGCTTGTCAACATATAGACCAACACGACCTAGCACCAACAGTTCAGGCAGCACTACCTGTCCGATGAAGCTATTCATGCTGTTGCCCTTACCGTCAACACCATGGTTCAGGCCAGCAACAGCTTGCGTATAGGAGTCAGGTCCATCCTTCCTAACGATGTCAACCATCCTCTTAAAGATAGCATTACGAATATCGAGGATCGCAGCCTTAGCATGGGCAGGCACATGCGTCATCGACGCACGATCGTTGAAATCGTCTTGCGTCTCACGGGCGCTGAACTTCTTCAGATACTTAGACTTGAAGAAGATACCACCCTCGAAGGCAAGACGGAACTTCTCCCACTCCAGGCTCATCAAGGTGTGCTGAGGATGGCGAATCTTGTGTAGACTAATAGTGGCTGGCACTAGTAAACGCCCCCGATATCTTGTGACTGAGCGAACGATGCCGCCAACTGTAGTGCGATTTCGTTATAATTTCGTGCATGGGCATAGTGGTCCTCACTGGTCTTGATATATTTGGCAGTCGGGTTGCCATCTTTATCCTTTTCAGTGATGCGGACGAGTGCCTTAAGTTGTTCTTTATACTCGATGGGAACATCCAACGGAAGCCGCATCTTTTGGTTACGAATACGTCCAAGCGAAAGGTCCAACCAGCTAGTGCGATCAACAGTCACGGTGTGCTGATCGGCTGGATGCATCGTAATGGCCTTACCATTAACACCACGACCGTAGAAGCAGAGCCTTACGTGGCCCCAATGACGCTGTGCAAACTCCAACGCCTTGCGACGTTCCGGGTTCGCGTCGATAATGCAGAAGTTGACCTTGTATTGACGCATCTTGGCATCAAGCTCTTCAAAGTGCTCAACTTTCCCGGCCTTGAGTAGCTTACCCTCAGCACTCAACGAAACATCGGTGCCCCATGCGCTGAGACCGTATTGCGTAATCTCATAGTGGAGCCACTTACCAACGTCGATCCCCATCGTCACAAGAGCGTGCGGCGGAGAATCTTTGGTCATGGTATATTGACTGATGCAATTCTGGATGTCTGCATCTGAGATACGTGCACCCTCTGGCTCGTGGGGCATTCCCATCTTCGAGTTCCAGAACTCTTGCTCGTCAGCCGGGTTTTCTTTCCCCTTGAGGAAGCTGGAAGCAATCTGGTAGGGCTTCACAGTAGGTGAATACATCTGATTTACGTGGAAACCACGCATGATTCGATTAGTGTAGCCACCAACCCAATGGCCTGTCTTTGCCAGGTAGCTAGGTTTGTCCTCATGAGAGAGCTTGTGCTGACACTCTTTGCACTTGAGGAAACTCCCGGAGATTCCAGGATCGCTATAGTGCTCAGCAGTAATCTCAAGGCATTCTGGGAAAGTAAACTCTGTTAGTCGGCTACAATGTGGGCAAGTAAAGAAGAAATGATCCTGCGATGATTGCTGATAATACGAATTGATCCCAAAGTGCTCGATAGTCGGCGTAGAAAGTAGGAAACTCTGCTGAGTGAGCTGCCCTGACATTCGCTCAAAGATGAGTGGAATGTTTGTTTGGACCATCTCGTCAACTTCGTCAACAGCGGCGAAGGAGACGGGAATACTCTTAAGCTGGTTCCGTGAGCGCGAGCCACGAAGGAACAGGCTAGCAGAGCCAGCACGCTTATGACCGATGTTCTTGACATCTGAGAAGAGGTTCTGGAGATGTGGTGACAACTCAAGAGCAGGATCGAACCGGGATGTAGAGAAGTTACTAGCATCCGGGGTGCTTGTGGGCAGCACATAGAGAACAGAGTTACCGTGAACATCAATCTGGTAGCAGCTCTTATTCAAAGCTACCTCAGTGAAACAGAGCTGGGCACCCTTCTGGCCGATCATCATCTCGGCATCGCAATCGTGCATCTCGCGTGCCCAAGGGTGATGCTTAAAGCTCCATGGTCCTGGGTATGGTTGGCCCATAACTCGGTATGCTTCGGCCCATTTTGAGCACGAAGTGATCGTCTTCCGCTTTAATCCAGCGGTAATACGTTGCGCGAGTAATTGTTTGAGTGCGTGGGTCAGGAACACACCGGCTGTTCAACTACTAAGTTCTTAGAATTACCACGGAAGATGCGGCCATCAAGGAAAGCAACCTTACCACTCACAAGCCAAGATCCAGCAACGTCCAGATCCGTAGCGAGAACAGTGGTATATGAAGCACTACCGTCTGTGCCGTCACCGAGTCCGCATGTCGAAAAGGTAGCAACAAATTCTTTCGTCGTCGATTGATCCGGCTTACGCAGGCAGATCATGATAACTGCTCCAGCGTCACTGATATCGAAGGGGATAACCTTACCAGCACAGTCACATGTCTCGAAATCTACCACGATTTCGAGGCCAATATCACCAACCTGTGGATTGAAACTAGCCACTAGTCTTCTTCCTTACAGTCGTTGCGATAGCAAGTTTGCTACGCCGCTTAGTGGCGAGACCCACGATTTGTTGTTTGATGGTTGTCATCCCAATAGCTGAAGTTATGACTGTTGCGAGTTCAATCGGGCTACGATTTACTGTTGCCATGCCGATCGCGAGACGAAACTTTTTAACAATGAGAACAATTTTACGTGGAAAAAGCTCATCTTCATCGAAAAGATGATAGAAATCTACGATTGGCCTACGCATCACGACCCACTTGCTGATACCACTCACGGGTCTGACTATCAATAGTTGCTGTTACCTTCGTATAGTAGCTTGCACCATTGAGGATGCGGTTAGTTGGTTCGTCACGTTTGTAGATGCCGAGTGCACCGACTTGTGTCAGAGCGGTTACTGGTATTAGGTCCGTGCCGTCGCTAGCTCTAATCACTTGGATCGTCGGAACGGTGATACCAGTGGTAACTGGCTCACTATTCTTGTAGAAGACGACCGTATAACGGTCAGCGACACCGATGTTATCATCGAAGAAGCCCACTTTGGCCTGGTAAGTTGACTCTCGGAGCAGCAGTTCCTCAGCAACAGCACCTGATCTTGCACCAGAGATGTTATATTCGAGCAGGAGCTTACTGGGTGGGTTGATCATCGTGGAAACATTCACACCGCCACTTAGACTGTAGCGCCCACCACCGACATCTGTGACACTTAGGCTCTTAGTCGTCCACCCAAACGTCTTGAAGACTCCATCATTAAAATCTAGGTAACTGTTCTGTGTCGTGGCATCGAGAATCTCTAATCCGACCGTAAGACCAGCCACACCACCGCCACTGTCATTGACAGTTAGCTTGGCAGGGACATTCGTGTCTGTTGGTTCGGCTTCGATCATTCAATATTAGGTTTGCGGAAGACAAAGTTAGTTGCAAAGTGTCTGGTGGCTCCACCACCGGCAGTCTTGATGCCAACATACAGAAGTAGGCCAGCAGTAAGCTGGTCCGTTTGTTCGTTTGGTGCCCCGAGGGCGATCAAGCCAGCGCCGAGGAGGCGGAAGCCACCGCTGAGGCCCATCGTTCCCCTGACAGGATGGAAATTCTGGTAGCGGGCCTTGATCTTACTGGCTGCTGAACTGATCGGCACGGCGGTAAGAGTGACGATGTTACCGGATAGCGAGGCAATTGGAACTACTTCTTCCAAAACAGTCTCAGCGGCATTCCAGAACTCCATCGCCAGGGCACCGTTGTAGTAGGGTGATAACCCACCGACGTCAACATCCGCGCCAGTGATACCGACCGGAGAGCCTTGGCTCCCTGGATGGATCAGACGCAACCAGCCGAGGTCACCATCCTCAAAGTCTTTCCAGATAAGGATGATCTCATCGAGGTGTAGGTTCTCTGGAACAGTGTAAGCCTTGTGACTCTCACTACTAGCGTTGACCGTAAGTGAGATGCCATCGATAACGGTCGCTTGCTTACCGTATCTTGGCTCGATAACAACCGTCGAGTGTGGAATGACGGGCATGGTTACTCCACTCCTGCTACGAAGATGACTGCGCTAGTTGGATTAGTAAGAGTGCCAGCGGTGACGGGCAGCACGGTGCCAGTGCCACTTTCACGACGCACGGGAAGGAAGCCAGCCTGCATATTAGCAGTGGTGACGAAACTAATAGCTGAGGAGTTTTGTATCGTAGCCAACCAGTAGTAGCCTGTGGCACCCACTAGGTATGGAGATTCAAGGGCCAGGTTGAAGAATGTTCCGTTAGCGCCTAGCGTTGTCGTCGATAGTGTCTGCGCCACGCGCGTCACGGGCACGCCAGCTTCACTCAGAGGATCAGTCTGGTTGTAGATGCCATGGCGAACACTTCGTGCATTGTTACCGCCTCCGGAGATGTAGGTTTCCATACTAGCCAAAACGGTGCCAGAAATCAGCCAGATCCTTGTGTATTGGATCTCGCCATTTGTATTGCCGCCTGTGCCACTATACAGCAACAGGCTTGAACCAAGGAAGTGAAGGTCTGGAGCCTCGCGGCTTAGTGACTCACTACCACTCGTGTTATCGACACGACGCCAAACGGCTGTGTTCGTTGTGGCATCGAAACAGGTCCAGGTCCTTCTGGTTGTTGTGTTCAACCAGAAGGACCCAATGCCGTAGCCTGCGATGTTATCATCCGTCTGAATTGGGTCACGTGCTGCGTTAAGCATATCCAACTCACCGGCGAGGCCGTTCAGTTGGGTTAACGGAACCTGGCCACCACCATCGAGTGTGGCGATGGTTACTCCAAGTTCAGCAGCGTGACCCAAATGCGCCACTAGCTCATCTCAACGAGGTGGTAATCGGTTAGAGCGCCAGCGTTGGCCTTCTTGAAGGCCAGGAAAGTGCTGTTTGAGCCGACGGCGGTGCCATCCTCAACCATGAAACACCAGTTGTTGATATCACCAACAACCGTGCCCAGTGCAGTCTGAAGCTCAGCAAGCGTCGGCTCCCTGTCGGGGGCCGAACCACTGGACCAGGTGCCCAGGGGACGCAGACGGTCGAGACGAGACTGAGGCTTGATCTGAAGCTCGTTCGATGCCGAGATGTTGAGGTCATCGTCGTCGGTCTGAATGGCATTGTAGCCAGCATCTGCGGCTGCTCCGAGCGCGCTGCCATCCGAGAGGGAGCGGTTAGTAAGACCACCATACTTCCGCTCGGCAACAGCCGTCGCAACGTCGGTCGTAACCTTGCCGCCGGTGACGTCGATACCGTCGCCCTCGGACGTTGACGAGCCAGTGCCGGTCTGCTGCCAGATATTGGCATCACCGTCCCAAGTGAACGTGGTATTGTCGTCAGCAATGACGTGAGTGTCGCCGACTTGGAGACTTGCAAAGATGCGACCGAAGCCGAAACGCTTGGCAGTGGGATCAGCACCGGGTAGAGCACTCTGGGTGCCACTGGTCTGACGATAGTCCTGGCTGCCAGCAGCGAACTCGACGACCTGGATGTCGGTCTGCGTGTTCAGCGTGCCGTAGAGGCGATCAGCAGCGGCACTGTAAGCCGTGCGGTAGACGACGAACTGAGGATCTTGGGCACCGGTGAAATAGTCGTCGAGGCCGGTGGTTTGACATGCTGACCAAAGCGTCGAATCGTTATTGATTGCCGCGACGAGGTTCGACAAGGTAGCCGCAGCCGTGCCACCAAGTTGGAACTGGAAAGCTGCGGGCGCACCAGCAACAGCCGTGAACGTCTCGGTCGTCGTTCCATCGCTAATGACGAAAGTATCAGCAGCCGTTAGCTCATTGACGAGGGTCGCCAAGATACCCTGCAGAATAGCACCTGAGCCACCATCCAGAAGCTGTTCGGGACAGAGCAGAAGCTCTTTCCAGGTCGTTCCAGAGACAACCGCAGCATCCACATACGCCTTGGATGTCGCCATCCCGGCAGCGGTCGGGGTCGTGGGAACGATAATCTGCCCAGCAGCGTCACGCTGAACAAGCGCACTGGCGGCGGCAGTCGTGCCGAACGCTTGTTCGACAACGGCTCCTGTAACAGTCGCTGGAACAGTGTTGTTCGTTCCTGGGTTATGGTCTAGCGTTGAAGCTAGACCGTGGTCTTTACGATGGGCAACCATTGTCTCTCCTAGAGCGGATTCGCTTCGACAGCATAGAGGACGTTGCCTCTGTTACGGACAAGAAAAAGTTTTAAGTTGATTGTATCCCACCACCAGCCCCACTTGTCGAGTGTAATGTCGCCAGTGGTGATGGAGGCTTGGGAAAAGTTACCTGCGAAAGTTGTTACATCCGGGATGCTTGTATTAACTGCCACGAATCATGCCGTAGTTGAAGTGCTTCTTACCGAAGATACGAACGATTGTGTAGAAAACCCACGCATTTATTTTAGCAAGAGGCCGCCTGAACCATATCAGACGATGAGTGTCTTTAATCATTGCCTGATAGAAACCCCAGTCGGCCCACCGTCTGTCTGCTTCAGTGCCACCGACCGCATAGTTGTAGTCGTGCATGTAGCAATCAGCGCGGAACAACCAGTTAGGGCCTTTTCCCTTCCAGGATTGTGGCCCACACCCATTCAGGATGCCTGCATCGACCAACTCTTTACGTTGGTCATCAGTGAGATCCTCGTATTTAATCTTCCAGTTGACCAATGCGACCTACCGTGCTGAGGATCTCATCAGCGATTATGTTGATTTGCTCATTATCCGTGACTGTAGATGACACGATTCCGATAACGACCTGCGCGAATTGCAGGATAGCCTGCTTATCTAGCAGTTGGCCCATAGCTCCTTCGAGCTTGTGACAAGACTGAACGACCGTATTGATCTTCATCACCATGTCACTGATTGGGCCGGACTGCATGATGAGATCCATAGCATCATTGCATCGGTTAAGACGCTCTTCGAGACAGATCCTTAGGATAGCAATCTCGTCCCTAAGGGACTTGAGGCCATCGGCATCCGCCTTAATGTCTAGCTGACTTTTCCACCTTGCAACGGTGAGCTGGTAGTTACGGAGAGAATTCTTTTTCTGAGCTGCCTGTGCATTATTCCCACCATGGGCCAGGCAGAACTTGCCGTAGATGCCGTCATCAAGCTTAATACCCAGATTGATACATTGCCCCCTTACATTTATAGACTGGCACCGTGACGGATGCTCCGGGTATGGTGATTTCTCAAACATTAAAATCCGCCGGGTATTATTGATGTATGCATCGGGACCAATCTCCTAGACGCTTTTTTCCAATTTTCTCGAACCAGATTTTTGATTTTAATTTTCGCCGACATCCCGCCCCACAGCCCGGATGCTACCATCCGGTGCTTGTTTTGATTCGGTGCTCGGTGCTCGTTCTTGGTTCTTGGTTCTTGGTTCTTGGTTCTTGGTTCTTGGTTCTTGGTTCTTGGTTCTTGGTTCTTGATTTTTGATTTTTGATTTTTGATTTTTGATTTTTGATTTTGGTAAAATTTGGTGTCGCGAATGTCGATGGGGCAAACAGTGTAAGTGCCTCCTGCATATAGACTTGTGCCGGATTTGACCCTCCCTCCCTCGCCCCGGCCCCCGGCCCCCGGCCCGGCCCTGGAATGAACACCCGTTCACCGCTGGCTGAACGATCGTTCAAAGCCAGCAACCGGGCGGCTTCCGCACCGCGTCACGGCTGGAAGCCAGCAACCAGGCGGGTTCCAGGGGGATGGCTGCCATCACGTCG